CGTCGCCTGACCGGTGTAGAAGGCATTCCGTTGATCAACGAGTTCTTTGGGGGTTCGGCAAAGCAGCAGGCCACCAACCTCCACGCTGCCAGGAAGACGAGGCTTGTCGTCGCACTGGTGAGCGTATTCAGGGTAGTCTGCAACCTTGATAGGTTCCCAACCTTCGCGGATCTTGGAGGAAATGTTCCGTGGGTCGGCGGATCCCAGGGTGCTGACACGAATCCAGCGGTATGCGTAGTTGGGATCCTTGGGAGGTTCCGGCAACAGGTCAGCAGGCATCCACGTCTTGGGACGTTCTGCCTTGGCACGCGACTCAAGTTCGCGGGGGGTTCGTTGGTCAGCCATTTTCTTTCCTCATCTGTTCCGCTACTGCCCGGGCGTACTGTTCGGGGGTAAGCCCGAGACGCTTGGCGACGTTGACCTGGGACTGCGTCAGCACGATCTTTTTGGGCGCTGTGCTTCGCGTTGCCGGGGCAACTACAGATGACTTCCTCTTCTCCTGGGGGTACGCACCAGGAAAAATGGACTTCATCTCTGAGTCGATACGGTTGAAATACTCCTCGCTGCCGAGGGGCATCCCATCCCTTTCAAGCTCATTGTGAATCTCCATAGCCACAGCGGTCATCCGTTTGTTAGAACCAAACCACGGATTGGCTTCTTGCCACGCACGGGTTTTGGCATCTAGCTGCGGTGCCGCAGGCTGCGGGGGCGTTTGTACAACATTTTGTTCCTGCTGTAAAGGCACAGGGCGGAACGCGGCGAGTTTCTCGGCCTTCAGCTTGGCAGAGAAAAGCTCTTCCTGAGCAGCGAGGATTGCTTTTGCATCCCCGTCCTCATAAGCCTTCTCATACTTCTTCCGGGCGGATTCCAACTCACCTTCGACAGCCTTCTTGGCCTGCTCCACTGCCACTTGCTGGCTTTGACCAGCCGACTTCTGGAGCTTCTGGTTCTCTTCCAGGAGTTTCTGGGTGAGACGAAGTGCCTCCTCCCTCTCCCGAAGAGCAGCCTCTTTGGCCCGCCGTTCCTCGTGGTAGCCCTTGGAGAAATGCTGGATGCGCTGTTTGACGCTCTCGCTGTACTTGGACAGTTCGTCGTCGGTGACATCCGCCGGGGCCTCCTTCATGGGGGCTCGGTTTTTGTCCGCGCTGGGGGTGTCATCCACCACCTCGACCTCGGTATCGTTGTTCTCGATCTCGAAATCGACCTTCTCTTCCTTGGTGTTCACCGGCACTTCGTCCGGGAACTTGAAATCTTCTTTGTCCATGTTTAAACCCTCTGCAACCCACGCGGGTCTTGGATGACGGCCTCAACGCTGTCGTCGTTGATGATGCGGAACTCCCGCCCGTGGATCTTCAGTCGAGTGCCGCTGTTCGGGCGGACAAGGATGAAGTCGCCCACCTTGCAGGACGGGCCGGAGGGGAAGCGGATCGGATCCTTGTAGCAATCCGGACCCATCTTGACGACGAACAGGACGGGAGACAGCACTTCCTCGAAGTGCATCGTCTGTCCAGACTTGAGAATGCCGCTCTCAAAGGACTCCTCGGCCTCTGGAAGCATGCACAGGAGGTGGTAGGTCACCGGATCTGGGACTTGCCTTGCCTTTTCCTCTGCGGTTTCAGGCAAAACGGACTCTGACGTTCCATCAGACAGGATCAGTTCACTCATCTTCGTCCTTCTTGAGTTTGTCTACGAGGTCATTGATGTACATATGAGCCTGCGATAGACCTCTTATCTCGCCGGTCATGGACTTGTACTCTGAGAAGTCCCGCGCAGCGCCGGAGATGAGGGCTTCGGCAATCGCTTGCCGCCTGTCTTCTATCTCTTTCAGCACCACGGAGAACGCAGTGGTTGCCATCTAAGCTCCTTTCGGAGTGGTTTTTGGTGTCCGTTTCGGTCTTTTCGGACTTTTCGGACCTTACTGGGTGGGTTTTGGTGCCTGTTTGGGCTGAGACGGCCTGACCATCGTCTTCACAAGGTCAGTACGTAACTTTTTATCCGTTTGAACAGCACTGGACCGCAATCTGGCCTGTTCCTTGAGCATTTCCGCCTTGATTCGCTCTTGCTCAAGGGCGATCTTCTGCTGGGCAATCTGGAAATCCCGTTGGCTGTCGGCCTCCTTTCGTTGAAGTTCCTGGGCTCGGAGTTGCAGTTCTGCCTGTTGAAGCTGCATTTCCGGGTTTTGTGCCTGCTGTTGAGCCTGCTGCTGGGCAAACATGGCTTGGTTCTGCACCATCGTCCTCTGTGCTGCTGCTGCGATGAGCGGAGCCAGGGCTTTTTCGTCCTCCGGGGCGATGGGAGCGTTGTCTTCCTCGTCCAGTTCGGGCAGAGGCACACCCAACTGCATCTCAACCTGCGCCCGGTAGGCAAACGCGGCATGTTCTGCCATGTGAGCCATCAGGGCAGACATCATTTGCTGAGACATGGGGTTCTGACCCAGGATCGCAGCGATGTTCGGGTCTTGCATGAATGCCTGATGGGTTGCCATGTGGGCCTGATGGTCCTGGTAGGCAAACGCCTTGATGGGCTGCAACCTCAGAACAGCCATGTTTTCCGATACAGGATCTCTGGGCTTTTGATCTTCAGAGGTCGGAACCAGCTTTTCTGCGTCCTTGATCCCGAGAACCTCCAACATCTGCCGGTGAAGTTTGGGAAGGTCATAGATCTGCGGGGCACCTTGGGCCAGTTGGAGGGCCGCTTGGTACTGCATGATCCGCTGAGCCATCGTGGCGGCGTTCGGATCACTGACCGGGATCACCTCGACAAGGTCATAGTCAGCCTGCTTGACTGCCCTGTTCCCACCTTCCGGGGTGTAGGAATAGTTTTTGGGCATGAAGTCCCGGATGATCTTCTTCAGGAGCTTGAACTCCATCCGAAGACTCGCATGGACCCGGGCCTGGACGGCAGACATGGTCTTGAGTTGACGCTCAAGAATAGCCAGCGTCGTGCCGACAGGTGCCTGGGCAGACATGTCGCTGACCTTCAGATCAGCAATGGCAGCCAGCCTGCGGCCTTCTTCGGTGATGCGCTCCAGCAATGCCGCCAGAACCTGTGAAGGCTCCTTGTACGGCAGAGCCATCACGTTTTCCTTCAGCGTCCCGCTGGCGATGTCAACATCCCTGAACTCTCCAGGAGCCACAGGGGTGTCGTCACCCTTGATGCGTAGACCTTTGGTCTTCAGACCTCCGGGGAGGTTGGACAGGGTTCCTGCATCTACAAGCTGTCTGATGATGGAAGTGCCTGCCCGAGCATATCCGCCGATCAGATGGATGTAGCCAAGGCCATACGCACCGAACCCGGGGATGTAGGTGTACTGGACGAAATGCTGGCGCTTCTGCTTGCGCTCATCATCCTCTTCCCAGTTCCGCCGGATGGACAGAACCTTGTTGGTTCCCCTCTCAATGGAGATCACATAAGGAAGAGCAACGTCCTCCTCATACCCGGGAAGGTCATAGTCCACATGGATTTCCATGACCCGGTAGCGCTCATCATCCTGAAGGCTGAACCCTTGCTCCTCTGCCTTCTTCTTCTCAATGTCAGAGAAGAAGGTCACCGGCTCTCCCAGTTCAATGTCCCGGTAGAACCCAGACGCCTGGAGCTTCCTGATCTCGTTCTTGGTCTTGCGCATCACATGGGTGACGCGCTCTGCCGTGTAAACGTTGGAAGCCCCATAGGGAATGATCAGATCTTCTGCCGGGATGAACGGAGCGGCGGGGAGTTTGGTGCCCTCGTCCGGGTAGATCTTCTTGAATGCCGCGCCGGACAGTCCAAGGGAATACAGAAGACGCTCATGCTCTGAGCGGTAGTCGATCATCTTCTCGGTCAGGGTGACGTTCATGTCCTCCCGAACCCGATCAGCAACCTCTTCCTTGATCCGGGTGATCTCACCAATGATCTGAGTCTTGACCGGACCCTGGGCAGGGAACGTCTCAACGATCATCTCTGACTGGAACCTGACGGCAGCTTCCGTCAAGAGGGGAGAGAAGACTCCACAGGCTCCAGACCAAGGCTCCGTCCTCTCTTCATACTTCATACCAAGGACTTCCAAGCCCTTGATGTACATCTCCGTCCAGTCCTTGCGGGAGTTGATGTCCGCATCCACCAGTTCCGCAAGATCTGAAGCAATGCCATCTAGCTCTCCCTCGTCCATGTACTCGGCGAGGTTGGTATCGAACTCCTCCGGACCCTCTTCTTCCTTCTCCAGGACAACCTGTAGACCACCCACACCGATGGCAACACTGTCAGGGTTCTCGATCTCTATCTCCAGAGCAGGCTCCGACTCCATAGAAATCGCAGCAGGGACAAGTGCCCGGTCGATATTGGTTGCCATGTGTCATCCTTTAAACGCTGTCAATAATAACCGACACGCCTGCGGACGATCTGCTCATCCTGCTCGTCGGTAGCAATGGAGATGAACCCACCCTTACGGAACCTCATAAGGGCCTGGGATGCCGAGTCGGTCAAGTCATCATGCTCCCCATAAGGGAACTCCGCCATCTCTTCAGCAACCTCCTCTGCCCACCTCCGGTCAGGTCTCCAGACCATCCCAGAGGCAAACAGATCCACTATCGAGTTCACCCGGGCAATCTTGTCCTGTCCCTTGTAAGGGGTGTACTCCGACACCGGAACACCCACCTTGCGTAGCTCATAGACCAAAGGAGCCCCAGCAGCCCTCTTCTCAATGATGGTGGTGTCCGGGTTCCATTCCCGGTACATCTCCACCGCCTTCCTCTTCAGATCCGGGAACTCCATCCGCTCCTTCAAGGCATCCAGAAGGATGATGTTCGGAACCATGTTCCCGTGCCTGTCCTCCCTGTTAAAGACTCCCCAGGTAGTACACGCAGAGTAGTCAGCCCTGTTAGAGGTCTCAAAAGCGGTGTCCCAGGACTGGATGATGTACTCACAAGGCGGAGGAGACTCCCCCTCCCATATCTTCCAGTACTCCCGCTTTACTATCGCCCCCTCTTCAGAGGTCGGGTTCTGCTGGTACTGAGCCTCCCACTTCGATACAGGAAGCTCAGCCTTCAAAGACTCAAGTGCCTCCTTAGACCAGAACCCCGGCCAAAGAGGAGTGCCAGACGGCAAGATGGCCGGGAACTCGATGATCTCCCAGTCATCAGTGCCATCTTTAGAAGAGTTCTTCAGGATCTGCCCGGTCAAGTCCTTCTTAGACCACCGGGTCATCACAACAATGATGGCACCCCCTGGCTGCAACCGCTGTCTCGGTCCAGACGTGTACCACTCATACACAGAGTCATACACCGCAGGATTCCCCTGCTTTGCCTCCTGCTCGCTGTGAGGATCATCAATGATCAACAGATCCGCACCCTTACCGGTAACCGCTCCACCAACACCAATAGCAAAGTAGTCCCCACCCTTGTCCGTGTTCCACCTCCCCGCAGCCTTCGAATCACTAGACAACTTGGTGGAAAACACCTTCCCATAGTCCTCCGACGACACAAGGTTTCTAACCTTCCGTCCAAACCCCACCGCCAACTCAGCGGTATGTGCCGTCTGAATGATCTTCTTCTCCGGAAACTTCCCAAGGAACCACGCCGGAAGCAAGAACGAAGCAAACTCACTCTTCGTGTGTCTCGGAGGCATGTTGATGATCAACCTCTTCAACTCCCCGTTCGCCACCCTCTCAAAAGCATCAGCCATGATCTGATGATGCTTCCCCGAGATAAACACCGGCCACATCTGCCTGACAAAGAACAAGAAGCTCTCCCGGCACCTCTGTACCCTGTCCATCTCCAGCAAAGCCTTGATCTTCTTCCTGTCCGCCTCCGACACCTTGTCCACTATCTGTAGATAGCTCGTCAACTCCTGCTTGGACAACAACGTCATACCGCCCTCTATTCTTAGATATATAACCTTTTGTACTCAGATCATGCACAAGCCTGTACGTGCCGCCACATGACTTCACCTTGCAGCCTATAGCTATCACCCTGTACGTCGGCACAACGCCCCACTTCCTCTTGTACGCCTCGATAAACTCCAAGACGAACCTCTGCCTTTTCGTCAACATATATCCCGTGTTTTTCATTTCTCATATTGACGGGGGTGGTTTCCAAAATATATGGGGGTGGGGGTTGGAGGAATGGGTTTGAATGGGGGTGGGGGCAAAAAGAACGGGAAATGTTTGAGTGGAGGGGATTTGAATGGAGGGGCAAATGTTTGAGTGGATTAGAGCGTAACGCGGCGGAGGGTGGTCATCGCCGCCACTGCCCCCTCCCCCCACGGGTGCCCTCCCGCCCTCGCCCTCCCGCTCACCCCCCCCGTGTACACGCTCACCCGTCTACACGCCCATGCGTTTCAACGCTCGCCATCGGTCCCCGTCTTGCCTGCCACGAGACGCAGGTGCTGCGCCAGATCCCGCCTCAGTGCGTCCGGCGATGCAGGGCGATCCTTGTCGGCTGGTGCTGGTGTAAACGCACCACTGGCCTTGCCGAGCATTTCAAGCGCGCGCAGCCGGGTTGTGTCTGAGGTGCCCTTGCTCATCTCAACCAAGCTCTTCAACACATATCTCCTGGCCGCTGCCTGATCCTCTACCAATGCTTCCTGCGTCTCATCCCATGCCGCCTGGATGATCGCTCTCACCCTTGCGTTCTTGGACAGTCTGGTCGCTGCGACGCTGACGGCCTCATCGCTGGCAGTGGTCCCATAGGCCTGCCGATACGCTGCTCTGAGTCCCAGTCCCTCGATGACGCCCCTTGCGAACGACAGTTGTTTGGCAGTGAGAGGGCGCATCCTTCTGTAGTCTGGTGCTCCTCTTAGTCCTCCATCAGCCCTCTTCTCTGGTCCTGGTGATGCCCAGGCCGACTGTTCCGCTTCGCTGCCTACGGGGCCGGGCGCTGATGCGTTTACACGCTCCAGGTCTTCGTCAGCCTGCTCCAGGGCCGCTAGTAGCTCCTCGTGCGTGGCCCTTCCCTCGCTTCGGCCATCCCGACGGTCTTTTCCTGGATGCATGTTCAGTACTGATGATATGTGCAGTGATGTTCACATTATCCACAGGTTGTCCAAACAGGGCAAGTTATCCACATCTGTGGATAAGCCTTAGATTTGCCTCATTTTTGAGCATTCACCTATGAAGCCTTGTGGATAACTTTGTGAACAACTCGCTAGAAGCTCCGATCTATTTTTCTGAAGGGCAAGGCACGTCCTCCCCCCTTGCGTCGATCCTGGGCCGTTCTGGTGCGTTCTGGCGGCATGTACGTCCATACAGGTATAGCCCTTGGGTTTACTTGGTCATCTGTCCCTGCTACTCACGTGCGCGGGCGCACACGTTCGTTGGTCAGAGCACCCGGCTCTGATCTGCTAGCCCTATCGACTCACCAGGGTATTGCACTAGCTCCCGTTTGCACGCACAATCGGGGCTCCCCGGTCGGGGACGCGCAGCACGGTGCTGCGACGGACAGGAGGTTCTGAGATGACACGCGAAGACTGGCTTACCCAACTGGTGGACGAAGTCCGCCCCCTGTTCCCGGCCCACACTGGGCAGGTTCTCCCCGCACGTATCCGCGTCGCATGCGGGTTCCCCTCTTCTGCCCGCCGCTCGGGCGCCATCGGCGAGTGCTGGGCTGACGCCTCCAGCGCCGACGGGACGGTCGAGATCCTCATCTCGCCGGTCCTGGACGACGTCACCACGGTGGCGGCGACCCTGGTGCATGAACTCTGTCATGCCCTGCCGGGTTCGATGAACCACTCGAAGACGTTCGCCACGCACGCCGCCAACATGGGCCTGATCCCCGGCGCCAAGGGCTGGAAGGCCACCGGCCCTGGCCCCGACTTCGACTCCCGCTATGGGGCGATCCTGAGTGCCCTGGGTGCATACCCGCATGCGCAGTTGATCCTGTCGGCGAAGCCGGCGCAGACCACGCGCATGCTCAAGGCGACCTGCCCCGCCTGCGGCTACACGGTGCGCCTCACCCGTAAATGGGCCGAGGCCGGCCTGCCCATCTGCTCCCAGGACGGGCAGCAGTTCGCCCTTGAGTCCAACGACGACGGAGAGTGAGACCATGAACACCCGAGTCCTTCAGACCATGCTCGCCCTGCCCGGGGCGCAACTTGCC